GAACTTCGACTTGCATCCGATCCCAGTTTCATAATGACTCCGGGTGTACACGAATTCCAACCGCTTCCGGAAGGAGTCCCCACTCAAATGGTAAAGTACAAAGGTCCAAGGTCGGAGGTCGTCGACTCAGATCGTTTCTTATGTCCAACCAATGCCGAATCGGTTGAGGATGCGGACTTCATTGTTGAAATGTACGACAAAGATTTGAGTTGGGCTAAGGAAATGTTCCTTGAGCGTGAGTGGCTTAGCTTTGGTGACTTTTATAACATGTTAAATAAGGATGCGAATCCAAGAAGTCCTATTGAAAAGAATGAAGAAAGAACGGAGAATTTAGATTTCGATTCAGACGAAAATCCAAGCATGCAAGTCCTCGAATGTTGGATTAAGCGTGATGTACTGGGAACTGGAAACCCACAGGAATTTTGCATATTCATCGATCCCGAGACAGAAAAACCGATCTTTTATGAATTCGTTGCAAAGCTAACTCCCGATAATCGCGTACCGTATACCGTAGTATCGATTGGGAAAGACCGTAATAAATGGTGCGGACATAGTTTGCCCGAGCGGATTAGAAGTTTCCAAGAATATGTAGATCGCCAGTTTAATTCCCAAAGCTATCGGAATGAACTCGCTGCGAATCCGATCATTGGTGTCAACCCGCAGGCCGTAGAAGATGAGCCGGAGGATGTAGAATTGCACGCTGGAAAGATATTTGAATTGAAGGATCAATACAGCATTGATGATTTTATAAACTTCGCAGCAGTCCCTAATGTCGATGTCCGTACCCAGGATCTAATTGATTTTGTATTTGGAATTGTCCAGCTTTGGTTAGGCGTTTCTAATATGGCACAGGGTGATTACCAAGCCTTGGCTCCGGCCAATACCGCAACTGGAGTGGAAGCAACATTGCGCGAAGCATCCAAGATTGGTCGTCGATGGATGCGTAGAATTGTCCGTGGTTTTGAGGATCATTTGACCAAGCTTGTCCAAGTATCCATGGCCACGATTGATGAAGAAGAAGTCTTTGAATACATGGAAGGGGATGTCCGTGCATTTGGAGTCATGTCTCCTGATGCGATTAAGGATATTGGTATTAATGTTCGAGTCATACTGTCTCAGGACCAGGGTCAAAGGGCGATAGAGAAAGCGAATTTAGCGTTGCAGACTCAGGACCGGTATTTCCAATCACCTCCAGAGATGCGTCCATTCATCCGTCCTATGCTCAAGCGTATTCTTGATGCCATGGGATTTGAAAAGACTGATGAATTACTACCACCTGAAGCTCCGGCCGATCCAAAGAGTGAAGCTGAGATTGCTAAGATGTTGGGTGACAACGCCGCATCGCAGGGAGAAAGTCCTGAGCCAACCGATGGCGTTCAGGCAGCCGCTGCTGGTATGGGTAATAGTAACCCACAAGGCATGAACCAATACCAAGGATAAATATTTATGAAAAAGTATGTACACGCAAAAGAGAGCACTAAACCACTACGAGCTGAGCAAATTCGCGAGCTTAACCTACGCAAAGTAGGAGCTGGATCTACAGTTAAATCAGTAGAGTTAATATATGGAGAAAAACACCCATTGTTTGGTGGATCTCTTGGTGCTCAATACGATAAAAATTCGGGAGAGATTTCGAAAAACCACCGAGCACAATCAATCTCAGTAGCTAAAGCGGAAGCCAACCCAAATCCAAATCCAAATCCCGCCCAAACTATTAAATGGCTTATTACAACCGGAATCGCAGGCACAGTAAATTTAGCTTACGCATCTCAAGGTGCTTATTTACCGATAACACCCACAGCCGGTAACACATTCCCTATTCAAGCTACCATGCCAACAGATTGGTCAAATGTAGTGGACCCCTTTCAAATGTTTGTGTCTGCACCAGCGCCAAACACACCGTCTGATATTGCGGTTTGGGTAGCTTCGAACGCATACGGTGAAGTGGAGAATAATTACAAATCCGGTAATTACGAGCTAGCTTTTTTACAAACAGGTGGTGCCGACGGAATAAACTGGATTGCATCCGACCCAGAAAACAACATGTGGCTTGATCCAAATACTAGCCAAGGCACAATTGATTGGATGAAAGGACTTTTTGTACCGCAAGCGGGCAGCCATGTCCTGTCGATATCTTACTAACCCCCGTGACCCGAAAATACCGAAATTTAAAAGGTAATTCTCAACCCAAGAGAATCCTTAAATACTCGGAGGAGTGGATCCAGTACAGGAAGCTTCGCGGTGCCGACTCGATAAAAGTTGCTCACTGTGACACCGACGACGATGGACATTTTGATGCCATAGTCCGAGCGTGGCGCCACCCGGCTTTAAAGAAATCGCAGATATGCCAAACCACACCTCCTTTCGGTCCTACTAATGTAGTGGTAGCTCCTTTACTACCAGCGTTTGGCCCGGATAATGTAGTAGTAGCTCCTTTACTACCAGAATTTGGCCCTAACAATGTAGTAGTAGCTCCCACACAAATCGTTGTTCCGGGAACCCCCGAAGGCTTGAATTCTGTACTAACTACAGATGTTCCGACTGAACCAGTACCCGGTTTTGGCCCAGTTTCTGGGGTAGCTATTTCGCAAATGAACGGTGCTACTTTTTACTTAGACTCCGGAAATAACCTAATGCTTTTAGGTCAAGCCTTCCCATTAACTGACGGTGGGGGTAACCAGATCCCACCATTTAGATACTATGTACCTCAATTAGTCGATACTAGTGTCAGTGAAATTTATAGCGGAATGGCTTATCGCGGGCTTGCGTATAAAAAAAATAACGAACTTTATCATTTTGACTATTCTGCAAACTCAACAGTTTGGCGGAACCCTCAAGTTCTAGATGCTGGTTCTAATATAATAAGATACAGCCAGTCGGGCAGTGTAAATTCTACTCTCTGGGTAAAGTCAGATAATTCTTTATGGGCAGTTGGCGACAACGCTTGGGGTGTGCTTCTTGATGGAAACCCCGGTGTACCGATTATTCAAAACACTCAGGTAGTTGCCAGTAATGTGGTCGATGCAGCTGTAGGAAGTACTCACGGTATGTATGTAACAGACACGGGTGATCTTTTTATAGCCGGTAACAACGCGAAAGGGCAGCTTGCCCAAGTTCAAGCCGTCGTAAAACTAGACAACCCAACTATCACTGCTACTAACGCTGTTCGGTGTTATGCAGGACTTACTAATTCATACTACATTGATAATAACGATATCTTATGGTCATGCGGTGAAGGAACATATGGTGCTACCGGGCAGACTAGCCGGGTAGATCAATTTAGTTGGGTTCAAGTGGCAACCAATGTAGCTGACGTATATCCAGGAAGAGCGAGTTGCCTGTTTAAAAAGAATGACGACACACTGTGGGGTTGCGGTTCTGGTTTAACATTGTCGACTATCGGGGCTGGCATGGAGGCTGATCACACTCCGGTTCAATTTGCAACCTCTGTTAAATCGGCATCTGCGGAGAGTGCCAGTAACACTCCTAGCAGTGCGGCTTTTATATTTCAAAAAACAGACAATTCATTGTGGGGTTGGGGTTACAACGACGGACGGCTCGGCCCGCAGAATGGGAAAGACGAATGGGACGGTACCACTTATAACAACCCCGTGACACTTAAGCGTTCGGCCTGATATACTAAATAACTAAATTTATAATTTAAATGAAAGACTTAAAAATTACTTGGGGTAACCCGGCTGACTCTTCTGGAATCGTAGGGAATTACATATATCGAAAAACGGGTGACCACACTACAGTTACGGACATGGCAGCCTTTAGAACTGGTGCAGTTAATGTAGGCTCCGTAGGCCCGGACGTGGGGGAATTTGTTGATGTTGCTGTGCCAGACGGTGAATATACATACGGAGTATTTTCATATAACGAAAGCGGTTCTGGTCCGGGAGATTTAGCTGATGTACCGCACACAGTATTAACCCTAGTCGCTCCGGATTCCGGCCCCGCTCTCTTACGAGCGAATTATGACATCCAAACAAATGCACAGTTCTTACAGTGGAAGTACTCGAACGGAAATGCTAACGCTCCAACTTGGATCGCTAACAGTAATAGCTTTTTAGTACCGGGTTCCGCTCAGGGTGGGTATGCAATATTTTCCGCTGGTATAACGAGCTTCATGCTTTTTGGGGGCGTTAAGGACGCTTCATTCAACCCACCAGGCGGTCAAGTACCTAACATACCAATTATAGATGTGACATCCACCGACTTCAGCGGCTTGCCCGGTTGGACTTTCGGACCATTTTCTTTATGGCCTAAGCTTCCCATACCTTACTTTAATGCGCAGCTGGAGATAACGAATTTCCCAATTTCATATGATCAGTACTACCCGCTTTACACCACCAACCAGCAAGCGGAAGATAGATTAAATCTATATAATCTACCTATTAATGTAAAACAAGTTACTATAGATTACCCTATAACTGACACGACCGCCCAATTCCATTACACTACACCATCCACAGAGTCACTAACCATGTATCTACCGGAACTCCCGTTAGCCGATGTAACTAGTAACTACTCAGATTTTAGCAAGCGCTGGGATCCAGATGTTCCGAACGGGATGCCACACGACGACGCTTCATTCCCCGTAGTTGACCAGGGAATGGTGTTTAACGGCGTTGGGTATAATTACGACGGAACCCTTAGATGACCTTAATCTCAACTTAATCTCAACTTAATCTCAACTTAATTATAACTATGACTGTAAGTAACCGAAAAATTAAATCTAAATATAAAGGACATGTCACTGTCCGTGCAAAGCACGGGGAAGAGTTCGGAGGAGCCATCGCAGACGGCTCAATAACCGCTAGTAAAATAGCTCCCGGTACCATTATAAATACCACGGTAGCAAACAATTCTATAGATTCCAATAATTATGTGAATGGCAGTATTGACGGTGTTCATATTGCGGATGATTCAATAGACTCCAATCATTATATTGATGGCAGTATTGACGGTGTTCATATTGCGGATGATTCAATAGACTCCAATCATTATATTGATGGCAGTATTGACGGTGTTCATATTGCGGATAATTCTATTGGAACTA